AGCGAAGGACTGTAATGGATCAACTAATTATCGAAGCATCATCTATTGAGTGCAATGAAGATCGCAGAGAAATCTCGGGCAAAATTGTTCCAATGGGAACAGGCGAGATTGGTAATACCAACATGGGTGGCGTTGTATTTGAAGCCGGCTCTATCCAGATTGATGACCCGTCCAAAATACGCCTATTGTCGCAACATGACATAAAGAAGCCTGTAGGTCGCATGATGACAGCTACAGTTCGACCAGATGGCATCTACGCAACATTCAAACTTTCACGATCTACTGGTGGCAACGACGCACTTATCCAAGCGCAAGAAGGATTAGTATCCGGTCTTTCTGTAGGTGCAGAAGTAATTGCATCAAAGCCATCACGAGATGGACACATTGTCGTAAGTTCAGCTCGCCTAAAAGAGGTAAGCCTTGTTACCGAGGCGGCTTTTGCGTCAGCCGCAATTACAGAAATTCGCGCAGAGGAACAGCCTCTCGTCGAAGAACAAACAAACCAACCAGAAAGCGAGCCACAAGTGGAAGATATTACCACTCCGGTAGAAGCTCCAGCAGTTGAAGCAGCGGCAGTAGAAGCGGCTCGCCCAACAGTTGTAGCCAATCTCCAAGTTAAAGAGCGCATTGCTCCTTTGACATCAGCACAGTACCTCGATGCAAGCATCAAGGCAGCAATGGGAGACGATGCAGCACGTCGCACAGTACGCGCAGCAGATGACTCAACATCAACAAACACAGGTTTAACACTTGCACCACACCTAAACACATTCCTTACAGATACATTTTCAGGACGTCCAGCATTTGACGCTGTAACTCGTTCATCACTTGCAGGAATCACAGGAATGTCATTCACAATTCCACGTCTTTACACAAACGCCTCATCAGCTAACACAGCACCAACAGTTGCAGCAGTTAACGAAGGCGCAGCAACATCAGAAACAGGCATGACAAGTGCGTACGACACCGTGTCGATTCAGAAGTACAGTGGTCTCAATGAGGTGAGTTTTGAGCTCGTGGATCGCAGCCAACCTGCGTTCATGGAATTGCTTATGGCTGAACTTCGCAAAGCTTATGAGAAGGCAACAGATACAGCCCTCATTACAGCTTTAGGAACATCAGGAACAGCAGCAGCTACAACAGCGGCTACAGCAGCAGGAGTTCAGTCATTTATTGCAACTGAATCAGCAGCAGCATACAAGGGAACTGGTGGCGAGTACGCCAGCAAGCTCGTAGCAAGCCCAGATGTTTGGGCAGCATTGATGGGCTTCACAGACGATAACAAGCGTCCTCTATATGCAGCAGGAAATCCTCAAAACAATTCAGGTGCAGTTTCAGTTGGTTCAAATGTTGGAAATGTACTTGGTACAGACCTCATTGTGGATCACAACATCACAACAGCTGGCGTCATTGATGACTCAATGTTCCTAGTTGCTCCAGGTTCTGTTTATACATGGGAATCCCCCGCCACAGAATTAAGAGTCAATTTGCTAGGTACAGGACAGTTACAGATCGCACTTTATGGTTATCTCGCAATTTACGTTGGCAAGTCAGGTAAGGGCGTTCGCCGCTTCAACCTCACATAAGCAATACCCTAAGTCGCTTAGAGGGGCTGCCAGAGCCCTTGCAGTCCCTCTAAGTCTTTAGAAAGGATAACAATGAGTACAACAACAGTTGCAGAACTTAAAGCAGCTCTTGGCGTTGGCAGTCTTTATTCAGACGCCACCATTCAAGAAGTTTGCGATGCCGCTGATGACGTATTGTTGCCTTTTCTATGGAAGAACGAGAATTACAATATAGCTCACAGCAACACAACCACAGAGGGAACTCTTTACTTTGAAGAAGTAGTTACCGGCACATACTACGTTGGACAGTCAGTAGTCATTACCAAGAATGGATCACCATTTAACGGCACAAAGACTTTGACAGGCGTAGGCGAAAATACAATTACTTTTGCAGTAACTGGTAGCCCTACAGCCAGCGAATACCACCCTTGCGTTCCTTTTGGCGTTGTCTCGGGCGTAACACAAAATACCTACGGCACAATCCCAGCAGTCAGAGAAGCAAGCCTTATGATTTGCGTATCTATCTGGACTGCTCGGCAAACCAACTCTGGCAATGGCATGATGCCGGACGGGTCAATCGGCAATATGTATTCCATGTCATCACAGCTTATTGCTCGCGTTCGAGGACTTATTGCGCCTTACCTAGCACCTAATTCTATGGTGGGCTAATGCCAGCGATAACTACACTTCGCACTTCGATAGCGACGGCTTTAGCCGATAACACAAAGTATTCAGTTTATTCTTTTCCACCTGCCACGCCTATTGCTAACAGCGTTATTGTGACTCCTGCCGATCCTTATATCGTTCCAAGCAATAACGATTACACAGCAATTGCTCCAATGGCTAATTTTAAGATTTCTATCCTTGTCCCGTTGCTTGACAACGAGGGCAACCTTGCTGGCATCGAAGCCGACGTAGTTCGGGTGTTCGCGCTCCTTGAAGCGTCCAGCATTGTATTTAACGTGGGAAGCGTGAGCGCGCCTAGCGTCCTGTCAATCGCTTCCGGAGATTTACTGACTTGCGATATTGCAATCAGTACCCTAACGGAATGGAGCTAATCGATGGACGATTGGACAAAGGAGCAAGCCGACTTTCTAATCAAGATTGGTCAGCTTCCACCAGCAGCAGAAAACGCACCAAAACCAACTACTAAGAAAGACGAGGAATAACCTAAATGGCAGTATTTCTAAGCAACAACGTAGGCGTGAAGGTTAATTCAGTTGATCTTAGCGACCACGTTACAGCAGTAACAATCAATCGCGCTTTTGATGAACTTGAAGTAACAGCAATGGGCGATTCAGGACACAAGTTTGTCAAGGGTCTTGAAGCATCATCTATCACAATCGACTTCTTAAACGACACAGCATCAGCAAACGTTCTTGCAACACTCCAGGCAGCATGGGGAACAAACGTTCCAATCGTGCTTCTACAGACAAAGGGAACAGCAGTTTCAGCGACTAACCCTCTCTACACAGCAACATGCCTTATTAACAACACAACCGATATCAATGGCGCAGTTGGAGATATGTCCACACAGAGCATTACTTTCAATGTCTCTGGTACTATCGCAGTTGCAACAACTGGTTCATTCTAAAAACTAACTAAGGGGCTAACATGGCAAAACTCAAAGTAACAAGGGCTGATGGACAAGTACAAGAGTTTGAGATAACTCCGGTGCTGGAATACAGCTTTGAGCAATATGCTAAGAAGGGCTTTCATAAGGCTCTTATTGAGGATCAGAAGCAGTCAGATGTTTACTGGCTGTGCTGGGAAGCAATTAGACGTTCGGGTGAAACAGTCAAACCTTTCGGGGAATCATTCCTTGAGACACTCAAGTCAGTTGAGGTCTTAGAGTCTGACCCTTTAGGGTAGATCGGAACTCCCTCACCTATCTCGCAACTCGCTTGAGTTACGAGTATGGAGTTCCCTTCCAAACCATTGTCGAACTTCCGGCAGCGGCATTTAAGGCACATATAGAAGTCCTTAAGGACTTAGCGAAGGAGCGTAACGATGGCAACAGAAGTCGTAGGCGCAATTAGTCTTCGCAAAGCCTTAAACCAATATGCTCCTGATTTAGCCAAAGAACTAACTAGAGAACTTAATACAACTCTTAGACCAATCGTTCAAGACGCAAGAGGATTTGTACCTGCTGAATCTCCAATGTCAGGCTGGGCTCCTCGAGCCTTTTCAGAAGCAAGATTTCCTACATACAATGCTTCTATTATTAAGTCTGGCATTACATTTAAGACAACACCTAGTCAGCCAAACCGAGCAGGGTTTAGAAACGCAATCCGCATTCAGAATAAATCTACAGCTGGTGCAATCTATGAAACTGCCGGACGCAAGAATGGACAGGGACAAGACTGGGTTGGTCCAAAAGCCGGTGGAGCTTCTAAGGGAGTCTCAAGGTCAAACAATCCTTATGCTGGCAACCAGTTTATATCTAACTTGGGCAACCTTTACGGATCAAAGAAAGGTTCAGACCATCGCATGATGGGACGCCTTATCTTCCGCGCTTGGGCTAAGACTCAAGGCAAAGCCAATGCTGCTGTGTTTAAGTCCATTGAAAATACAACCAGAAAATTTAACGAGCGCAGCCAGTTAGTTGATTTGAGGAGAGCCGCATGAGCAATGTAGCCATCAATATTGCCGCAGAATTCACCGGCAAAGGAGCGTTCACCAAGGCTGATAAATCAGTTAAAACTCTTGAGCGAAGTGTTAGAAAACTTGCTTCTGGTTTAGGCGTAGGACTTGGACTCACAGCAATATCAGCATTTGGCAAAGCGGCAGTTAAAGCTTTTGCAGCTGATGAAGCAGCGGCTCGACGTTTAGCAACCGCAGTAGATAACCTAGGACTTTCCTTTTCGCAAAGCAGAGTCACTACCTTTATCAAGGAATTAGAGACTTCTTCCGCAATTGCTGATGACATTCTTCGTCCAGCGTTACAGGCTTTGCTGACAACTACCGGATCACTTACTAAGTCTCAAGAACTGCTTAGCAATGCGATACAGATATCAAGGGCAAGCGGCATTGATTTAGCCACAGTTTCAGAGGATTTAGCAAAGGGTTTTGTAGGCGTTACTCGAGGACTTAAAAAGTACAACACAGGACTCACCCAGGCAGAACTTAAGTCAAAATCATTTAATGAAATTCTTGGAGTCATGCTGGCTCGCTCTGCTGGAGCAGCCCAGGACTACTTAACCACTACTTCTTACAAGATGGACGTTCTTACAGTAGCCACAAACAATGCCAAGGAAACAATTGGCATGGGCTTAGTTGATGCGCTAGCTCGCATAGGCGGCGGCACAGAAGCAACTGACGCTGCCAGGGCTATTGATAGCCTTGCAAAAGGTGTTAATAACATAACTTTAGTTCTTGGAACAGCCATTGGCTTAGTAGAAAAATTTCGTAAAGGTTATACCAACCTTCTTGCTGGCGGTGACGTTAATGAACTTATGGCTGGGGCAAAGCCTTCAACGAATCGTTCTAAGTCTCCAGCAGGCACAGCCGCTAGAACTGCGCAGCAACGTCAGGCAGAAGCAGCAGCAGCTAAACGAGCCAAAGAATTAGAGGCATTGACAAAGAAGCAAGTTGCAGGTCAGAAAGCACTTACAGCCGAGCAAAAAAAGCAAGCCCTACTTAAAAAGGCTGGCTCAATCTTTGACTTAGAGCAGATTCAACTCATTGCAGCCCTCAAGGGTCAGTTATCTGACGAAGATCGTAAGCGTGTAGAACTTCAGTTTGCTTTGCTTACAGGCAATACCAAGGAAGCCCAGTTGCTTACTTATGAAATAGCCAGGGCTCAAGGTCTAAGCGAGCAGATTGCCAGAGATTTAGCAACCCTTCCACAAGCTGCTAACCCTTTTGCGTCATGGTCTGCCTACTTAGATGAACTTATGACCAAGGCTAGACAAGTTGCAAACGTAGGAAGCGCGGTAGTTATCTCTGGCGGCGGCGGCGGCGGCGGCATGAATACCGGCACAGGAAATTATGGCGGTCTTGCAGGTGCAGGACAAGCAGGTGGCGGCGGTATGCCAGTTACAAACGTGGCAGTATTGCCAAAAGTAACTCCTAATCTTGGCTCAAATAACTATGGTGGATTAGGCGGCGCAGGTATTTATGGTGGCGGTGGAGCGCCAGTCATCGTGCAGATTGACGGCAAGGCAGTAGCCTCTGCATTACAAGACTCATCTCTTTCAGGAATCGGATCAACAGTTAATCGAATTACAAGCGAGAGATAAATGGCGCTACCAGCAACTATTTCGGTATCCTTTGACTTTTCATCTGGCGCTACCTTTGGTTATCCCTTTACCATTGGCGACTCTAAGTATGGAATTCTAGGTACTGGCACTCTAGGAAGTTCTACAGTCCCAGACCCAATAGTTGATTTAACTCCTAACGTTCGCACCATTACAATAGATCGTGGACGCAATATCCAGTCCGATACTTATGTGTCAGGCACAGCAGTCATCAGAGTGCTTGACCCTAATTCTTACTTTAACCCACAGAACACAGCATCGCCTTACTATGGCTACTTAGTGCCACTTCGCAAGATTCGCGTATCAGCCACAACAGCGACAACCTCAAAGTTTTTATTCTCTGGCTACACAACAGAATATCGATATACCTATGACCAGGCAGAAAACATGGGCTATGTGGACATCTACGCAGCTGACGCCTTCCGCTTGTTTAACCTTGCTCAACTGACGACTGTTGCAGATTCGGGTGCAGGACAAGCCACAGGCACACGCATAGGCAAGATTCTTGACCAGATTCAATTTCCTAGCAGCATGAGAACAGTCAGCACAGGCAACTCACTTTGCCAGGCTGACCCAGGCACACTTCGCCTATCCTTAGAAGCGCTTAAGAATGTCGAGTTTTCGGAGCAAGGCGCTTTCTACATAGACGGCTCGGGCACGGCAATCTTCAAGAGCCGCAATCAAGTAGCTTCATCTATCTCTGGCACTCCTATTGAGTTCAATCAAACTACCGGCATCCCTTATCGCAATCTAGTTTTTGCCTTTGATGACAAGCTCATCATAAACACAGCCAGTATTCAGCGCATAGGCGGCACAGCGCAGACTTATCAGAACGCCGCCAGCGTGACCAGGTACTTCCCTCATCAATATTCAGCCCAGAAACTTGTCATTGATACCGATGAAAACGCCCTCAATATTGCTGCTACATATGTGGCTACCAGAGCCGAGACAGTAATTCGCATCGATGCCATGACTGTTGATCTACTAGATACAGCAGTCCCGACAGACACAATGATTGGCTTGGAGTACTTCACCAACGTCAGAATCTCAAACGTCCAACCGGACAATTCAACCATTGTCAAGACCTTGCAGGTGCAGGGGCTTAAATGGGAAATCAGCCCAAATGCAATGCAAGTAACAGTTACAACACTTGAGCCCATCGTCGATGGATTCATCATTGGCAGCGCAGAACGCGGTATAATTGGCGCGTCTGCGATGACTTACTAGGAGATAAAAATGGCAACAGGCTTTCCAAGCGCAACGGGAGATATCCTTACAGCGGCAATGTTCAACGGGCTAGTAGCCTTTACAGTCGATGCAGATCAGACAGCAGACTACACAGCAGTCCTCGATGACGCTTATCAGACCCTAGTGCCGATGAACAAGGCAACAGCAGTAGCCTTTAAGATTCCAACTAACGCTTCTGTAGCCTTTCCAGTAGGCACAGCAATCACAATTCTTAACAAGGGTGCTGGCGCGGTAACAATCTCGGCAACTACCTCTGGTACAACCACAGTTCTTTCAGCTGGTGCAACAGCGGCTTCTCCTACCTTGGCTCAATACAAAACAGCGGTCTGCATAAAGACCGCTACAGATACTTGGTATGTTGCCGGTGGTATTGCATAGTGATTGGAGCAATAACAGCAGGGCTATTTAGTGCGCCAACTGCGCCCGTAACCAACTCTTATGAGTCAATTGCGACTGTGACAGTTGGCGCTGGCGGTTCAACTTCTATATCGTTTTCATCAATTCCTAGCACATTTAAGCATCTGCAAATCAGGGCTACAGCAAGATTAAATACAAACGATTTTATTTATATTCAATTTAATGGTGATGGAACAAATACAAACTATCGTTCACATTGGGTTGAAGGGTCAGGTTCGGCAGCTAGTGCTTCAAGTACACAATCACCAGCAGGTGCAACGTTTACCTACACTCAATCCAACTCTTCATCTATTTTTGATGTCTCTGTAGCAGACGTTTTAGACTACGCCTCAAGCACAAAGAATAAAACAGTAAGAAGTCTTAGAGGTTGTGATAATAACGGAAGTGGTTATGTTGGATTGCATAGTTCTTTTTGGAACAATACATCTGCTGTTACATCAATGGTTATTACTTCTCCATACACCTTTCAACAATACAGCCAATTCGCACTATACGGGATTAAGGGGTAATCATGGCAGCCGGATCAACCTACACACCGATAGCGACTACAACGCTGGGAAGTTCCAGCGCAACAGTTACCTTCTCATCAATCCCTAGCACTTACACAGACCTTGCTATTGTATTTAACGGCTCTAATACAGCCGGACTTAACAAATACATTCAGTTTAATAACGATGCTTCGGCTCTCTACTCTTGCACAGCCCTAAGTGGTGACGGCTCTAGCGCGTCATCATCTCGATTCAGCCAGAGTTATATCGATGTATTAGGAGCAGGAACTAATCAAAGCGTAATCCTGATTCAAGTCCAGAATTATTCTAATACTACAACCTTTAAGACTTACCTATCCCGACCTAATACGGCAGCGGTGGGCACAGAAGCAATAGTTGGGCTATATCGCAGCACCTCAGCAATCAACAGAATTGACTTTAAGGTTACAGCTAACGCTTATGCAACAGGCTCAACCTTTACCCTATACGGAATCGCGGCGGCATAATGGCAAATACATTTGAACTAATCGCCTCAAGCACAGTAGGTAGTGGCGGCGCTTCAAGCATTGACTTTACTGCTATCCCTGGCACTTATACAGATTTATGCGTAAAATATTCGTTGCGAGTATCTACAACAGACCCTAATGCCGTTGTTCGTTTCAATGGCTTAAGTACAGCCATCTTTTCGGCTAAAACTTTAACGGGTACGGGTTCATCGGTAGCCAGTTCAGGTTACTCATCGCAAAGTGACGCTTATGCTCTTGCAGATATTTCTACATTTACAGCCAATACTTTTAGCAATACTGAACTCTATATTCCTAACTATGCTGGAAGTAGTAACAAATCTTATTCTATTGACGAGACTACAGAAAATAACGCAACAGTCAGTTATGCAAGGCTTGGCGCGTGGCTGTGGTCTAACACTTCAGCCATTACTTCAATTTCAATTACCGGCTCATTCGTTCAATACTCAACCGCCTACCTATATGGAGTAAAAAATGCCTAATCCAACACGAATCGAAATCAACTGCGAGACAGGCGTGGAGTCAATAATTGAACTCACCGATGCCGAGGTTGCAGAGATGGAAGCACAAGCAGCAATCGCAGAAGCAAAGCGAGCAGAAGATGAGGCACAAGCAGAAGCCAAGGCAACTGCTAAGGCTGCATTACTAGATCGTCTTGGCATTAAAGCTGATGAAGCGGCATTACTACTGGGATGAGTCCTAAGTTATGCAAAGCCGGACAACAGTTGAGGCTGCAAGTAGATGATAATTACTTGTCAAGAGATAGGTCCAGCGATGGCTGGCTTGGCGACTATCGTCACGCATCACGTCCTTCTGACCACAATCCTGATGCAGAAGGTATCGTCAGAGCCATTGATATTGACCGGGATTTATCTGGAAAGGCAAAACCTGACCTCATGCCTGACCTTGCGGATCAGATACGACACGCAGCAAAGTCTGACAAACGCATTGCTTACATCATCTTCGCAGGCAAGATTGCTTCCCCTCGCATGGGGTGGCGCTGGCGCAAGTATTCTGGAATCAATCCGCACACTAAGCATTGCCATATCTCTTTCACTAAGAAGGGCGATGCAGATGGCTCGTTCTTTAATATCCCAATGATAGGCGGTACAGCATGAACATGAAGCACCCAGCAATCCTTTCAGTAGGAGCGTTTCTAGCAGTATGGGGAACTACCTCTAACTTCTCACTTGACTATCGTGCAATCTTGGGCGCAGTTGTCGCTGGCGTATTCGGGTACGCATCGCCTAAACGATGAACGCACAGGACTACGCGGCGCTATCAGTCGCTATCATCTCAATCCTTGGCGGCGTTGCAGCTTATGTCCAGTTCATGATTAAGCACTACTTGTCAGAGTTACGACCTAACGGCGGCTCATCTATCAAGGATCAGGTTAATCGATTAGAAGCGCGTGTCGATACAATCATCGAGCTGTTAGGTAAGTAACACTTATCCTATGGCTAAGAAAAAGGTCATAGACCTAGACACCTACAGCGCCTTAGACGCTTATGCCATTTCAATGAATGAGTTTTACAAGGCACTACGCAGGGCTGGTTTTGCAGTTGATTTATGCCTAGCGATTATTACCGATAGAGACGCTTATCCAGATTGGGCATTGCCAGAACTTCCCAATCGCATAGATAACATTCCCTACGATGACGAGGATGACGATTAAGAAGATCGTAATACTCTCGGACTTGCAAGTGCCTTTCGAGGACGTGCATGTAGTCCGTAACATTGCCAAGTTTCTAGGCACTTTTAAGCCAGATCAGACAGTCACGATAGGTGACGAGATTGACTTCCAAACCATAAGCAAGTGGTCGCAAGGCACACCAGAGGAGTACTCACAGAGCCTTGGCGATGACCGAGACCGATGTGTCGAGCTTCTCTGGGAACTAGGCGTTACAGATTGCATACGATCTAATCACACAGACCGGCTGTACAACGTCATCATGCGCAAGATTCCATCATTCCTATCCTTGCCAGAGCTGCGCTTTGAGAAGTTCATGAAGTTTGATGAACTAGGCATAACCTTCCATAAGAACCCGATGCCGATTGCTCCAGGCTGGATTGCAGTACATGGAGACCATACACCTATCAAGCAACAGGGCGGTCTATCAGCCCTAGAAGCAGCCCGTAGGCATGGCAAAAACGTCATCTCTGGACATACTCATAGGGCAGGGCGTAGCGCCTTCACAGAAGCCTCTGGAGGGCGTTTAGGGCGTGTTCTACATGGAGTTGAGGTAGGTAATCTCATGGACTTCAAACAGGCTAGATACACCCGAGGAACGGCTAATTGGCAGCAAGCCTTTGCCATCATGTATGTGCATGGGTCAAGCGTCCAGGTGGACATCATTAACATAGAAAAGAACGGCACGTTTATAGTCCAAGGCAAGGTCTATGGAAGGGTTCGCTAGACCGGACTTAGGCGATGAGACTGTCGATGAAATCGTTATCGTTTCGTTACCTAAACATGGCGGCTGTCAGCTAATCCTGCTGTAATACTTCTGGTGTTTCCGAGACACGGATAACAGAAGGGCTCAAAATGAATCACGATCACATAGTTATATTTTCGATGTTAGTAGGCGCTTTGCCTGGTTTCCTGTTTGGCTACATGAAGGGGCATGAGAACGGGCTAAAGCAAGCGCGCCAGTCCTATCGCCGCCTGACACGTCAGATGGAACAGCACAAGGTTAATCGATGAACGCCCGTGACTACCTCAACGAAGCGCGAGCTACTATCCAGGACAGAGGACTTGATTACGGACACCCTCAAGACAATATGCAGCGAACAGCCGCACTCTGGAGCTCATACCTCGAAATGCCAATTACAGATTATCAGGTGGCGATGTGTATGGCATTGGTCAAAGTCGCAAGAAGCATGGAAACTGCAAAGACAGACACTTACGTCGATCT